GAGTAAAAATCATCTTCCGAGAGTCCACGCTCGATGAGGGCCGAGCGAACCCATTCGACGTTATCCCAACCGTAGGCCTGTATAAAACGGTAGTCGCTTGGCCGTTCCTTCTCTGTATATTTACAATCATGGAAAATTCGCTTGAGATAGGCAATGCTGATGCCTCCCGGATTAAAGAACATGACGAACTTGCACTTGTGCCGACCAACATTGGGCCAGCGGCAAGCAGTTCTCATGATCCTAATCTCTTCTTCGGAGAGCTGCTCAGCCTGATCCACAAACATATCCATGTACTCAACACCATGGAATTTGCGTTTTACTTCTTGGACCGTCTCGGCGTAGCCGAAAACTATGCGGGAAGGAGGGTTGTTGCCTTGGGCGGGAAGGATAATTTCGTGATCTGTGGATCTATAGAACTTGAAAAGTTCTGGAAACTCCTCAAAGAACTTATCGATGTGATTTCTCTTGAGGTCGTCGTAGACTCGACGGAAGATCAAACCAGCTGTACCAGGATTTGACAATCTACGAAGAAGCATGATCCGGCGAAGGGCACCACTCTTGCCTCCACCTCTGGAACCCCCGTAGCCAATGATATTGGCTTCCGAGTCCTCGCAGAGGCTTAAAAGCTCAGATTGCTTCGGTTGAAGCTTCAACGATATGTTCAGTGGTGGCATTCTTGAGTCCGATGTGATTAACTGCAATCACAATCTGGGTTCCGCCGTTCGGATTCTTTTCTTCGTAGTAGCCGGCATGCTTTGCGGCCATGTCAATATATGGCTTTCTTGTTTTCCAATCAGCCCTCTCAGTAACTTTCTTACCGTCTGGAGAGTAGACTGGCATCTTCGCCTCGCATCCACCTTTAATTAGTCCTACCAGCTTCTTGGGCGAGATAGCTGCCCTCATCAACTGACGATAGGCAGCTTGAATATCGGGAGCCTTGTCATAGTCGTAAGCTGCAGAATTACTGATATTGGCAGCTTTTGCCGACTGACGGATGTTTTTTCCTTCGGACCTTGCTTTAACGAAGGCTCTTTTATGGGCTGGCAACTTGTTAATAGCACTAACTCTGCCATCTTCTATCTTTGCCATTAAACCGCACTCCACCGTGGGAATCCTGGGCGAGTAGCTCCTTTAGGAGTTTGCCCAATTACCTTCCAGCCCTTTTTCACCGAATTCCTGATGGGATCAGCAGAACGACGTGGTCCCTTTATCAGGATAGCTTTACCACGATTGATGGACGTGGCTTTTCCTGTTCGACGAAGCCGTTGAGCTTCAGCTACAGTCTCATAATGATTGGGTGCTCCGTCGGTTCGCTGACCCACGTAGTAAGCACCAACTGTCTTCTGCTGACCTGCTATCAACAACTTTTTGGACATGTCACACCAGGATTCGGTGCCTTCAGAATGCTAACAGATGTTAGCTAGGACCTTCAGAGGTATCTACATTTTTACACTAACACTATTTGTCAGAGTTGTCAAGGAACTTAATACGACGGGTAACCGGACCTATCCGCTTTCTTTTTATCATGTTACGCATTTCTTTTACACACAATGCCACCCTTGACGCGGTAGTTGGCATTTCAAGTACTAACAACTCTGATCTCTTTCCCACCACATTATAAGAATTTAATCTATCATCTCTCTCATCTACTGTATAGACCCTACACTCATAAACACAGATGGCTATATGGAAAGGCCCATATTGATAGAATTCGATATGACCTTTTCCAGGTTCGTACCTAAAGGTAACTTTATCATCCATCATTTCTTGTTGATGGGTTAACCAAACGTGATTAAGGATACTCAGTGCGTCAGTAAGTTTTTTATCTTCCTCAGTCATTGCGGTCTCCCTTGTGGGCATCTGCATATATTATACAGATGGCCAGTATAGCCGCACCCACAAGGGAGAATGCGATTAACACTGAGCAGATGCCTCTTTAATCCAGTTGTCCAGTTCGTTGAAGGTTTCTATGAGTTGTTTATCTGCGGGTTCGTTTTTGTATTCTTCATGCAGTTGATTGCGCATTTCGATCACCTCTTTAAGGAGGTGTTGTCGAAACTCACGGTCACCTAGATGACGAGTACGCCACCAAGTAACCAGGGTCTGGAACCATAAGCACCTTTCGAGCCAGCCCAATGGTTTCTCCTGTTGTTAGTGTCAATAAAACTTACTTAGTTCCGATTTCAAGACGCCGCATGATCTCTAACCATTGCTGGGCAGAGATCTTGCGGTAGTCTTTCCATCGGATAATCCTTAGCAGCCAACGACTCACAAGACCCCCCGAGGATTAAGATGCAATTTAACCTATTATTATCATATCAAGAGATGTACTCTTTGTCAAGGGTTAAGATTTGTCGTCCTTTATACGCCTTGAGCTAGATTTCTTGGAGCTTTTGAATTGAGTTTTTGCTTGGACAACAGCTTCTACTATTGAATCTTCGATCATAGCAACTATATGATCGTCGCGGCGACCATCAGTGGCAATCAAAACTTTCTTATAGAAGCAGTAGTAACTTTTGGGCGGCTGCTGTTCCATGCTGAAGAATTGAAGCGTCATCGTGTGTGCTTCAATTAGGTAGCTATCACCGTTGTGATTAACCACCCTAAACTTCTCGAGTGGTATTTCTAAGTACTGTATAGGTTCAGGTTTTGGTTTCAACATGTCAGAGCGGGGATTAATTCCTCTGCCCATTGACATAGCTCCGCCCCTCGGAACGGGGGGTTCAAAAGTTCTTAATGCCTCGACATAGTTTGCATCTCCCCGTTCAACAATCTGATCCGAAAGTTGAGCTTCTGGTACGTCTCTGGCTAATTGAGCTGTGTCGGCTGTGGCTTCATTCAGTTGGCTTAAGGGTGACTGTGCTGTTGCCAAGTTTAATTCTCCTTTGGTTTTGTCTTACTGGAGCAGCTTCTTCCTGATTATAAGCGAAGAGTACTTTGTCAATTATTTCTTTCACTTTCTGCTTTGTAAATCCATCCTCGTGTACAGAGATAGAAATGCTTCTTAAAGCTAGTACATCTTCACTGGTAAAACCAAACTTAGCATTTGTTTTTACAATGTCGCTAGCAAGCTTTCTTGTCTGCCGCTGCTTCAAAGTAATTTGTCCTGAACTTACTCTTTTAAGAAGTTCTAGATTTTCTTTGCTAACCACGAATTCTCCTCCCAGTAGGAACTGGCTCCCCAGTTTCCTCTTCAAGGTCTTCGACTGGCTGATCACCCTGCATATCTTCAAGCATATTTTCTAGATGTCTCAAAAGCAACCTAATCTCTTGCTGAGTAGAGTTGTGTATCTCGTTGTTTATTTTAAAGATCCAGACCATACACACCAGGCCGATAACTGGTGCAGCTGATGTAATGATGAGTTGCCAGTTCATCCCTTGATTCTCCGTTCCTCAGTGTTTGGTGACCAAAATTTCTTGATTTCATCGAAGAACCACTTCCAATAGTTGTGTGTTGCTGGACCAGCCATTTCAGTGATTAAATGATCGAATTGCTTCTTACCATCATCTTCCAGCTTAACATGAAATTCAGCTATTCCAAGTTTGAAATGCAGAGTTATTCCGCCATCTTCCTTTAGTTCTACCTGTTCTAGAACTAAATGTTTTCCCATCTTTCTTCCTTCGCTCATGGTCGGGGATCGAACTCCTTTGGCGGGTCGATTTGTTCCATCGTTTCAATATCTTCCACACAGTTGCGATGACGTGCGCCCCATAGACCAGTGATCTTTACGAAGACTTCTTTGCTGGCCTTTCCTCGGTTGCCGCACTCGTAGCATTTGAATTCTGCTCCGTCGTTGGGAATCACGTAGTAAGTGTCAGGCATACTCTTATTATGACATAGAGATTAATGATTGTCAAGGGTTAGTTTTATACGCCTGTCGGATGGAAGTTTACGAGGAACATACAGTACAGCGCGTTCTAACGGCCTTTCAACGAACTCAAGTACCCACAGATGACGCTCAGGAACCACGTCGCACCAAGTGCCGTTGATATAGTCGTAATTCCACCTAATTAGCCATTGATTGCGAGTATAGAGTATAGGTATAGCTTCTACATCCCAAGTCCAATGATCTTTATCAGTGTTCTTAGTTTTCTCGAGAGTAACTACATA